ATTGGACAGGCACGTTCAAATGCTATTAATCCTGGTGTTGTATTCCGCAACGCCTATGCCCTATTTGATGTAATTACACCACCATACAATCTTTATGAACTAGCAAGTTATTATGACACTTCATTTGCAAACCATGCTGCTATTGATGCTAAAGTCGAAAATACTGTTGGTCTTGGTTATGATTTTGTAGTTTCAGATAAAACTACTTTAAAGTTAGAAACAGCAACAGCAGACCAAATGGCTCGTGCTCGTAAACGTATCGAGAGACTTAAGATTCAACTAAAAGATTGGTTGGAAAGTCTAAATCAAGACGAATCATTCTCGTCTGTACTTGAAAAAGTATTTACAGATGTTCACACAATGGGCAATGGATATATTGAAGTTGGAAGAACAGTTACAGGAGAAATTGGTTATATTGGTCATATTCCTGCCGCTACTATGCGTGTACGCAGACTTCGTGATGGATTTGTTCAAATTATTGCAAATAAGGTTGTTTACTTCCGTAATTTCGGGGCAAAGAACGTAAACTACATTACTGATGACCCACGACCTAATGAGATTATTCATATCAAGGAATACTCTCCATTAAATACTTTCTACGGTGTTCCTGATGTAATCGCTGCTATGCCAGCACTACTTGGAGATGCCTTAGCCACACAGTATAACATTGACTACTTTAATAACAAGGCTGTTCCTCGCTATATTGTTACTCTAAAGGGTGCACAACTAACACAAGAAGCAGAAGACAAACTATTCCGTTTCCTACAAACTGGTCTAAAGGGACAATCACATAGAACTCTTTATATTCCTCTTCCAGGAGATACCGAAAACAACAAGGTTGAATTTAAGATGGAGCCTATTGAGGCTGGAGTTCAAGAGGGTTCCTTTACAAAATACCGTGAACAAAATCGTGACGATATCTTAGTTGCTCACCAAGTTCCATTATCAAAATTGGGTGGTAGTAGTTCTTCAACAATTGCAGATTCGTTGGCACAAGACCGTACATTTAAAGAACAGGTTGCAAGACCTGCACAACGCAATCTTGAAAAGATTCTTAATAAGATTGTTCGTGAAAAGACAGACATTCTAGAATTTAAGTTTAATGAACTTACACTTACTGATGAATTGGCTCAATCTCAAATTCTTACTAACTATGTTAAGAACCAGATTATGGTTCCTAACGAGGCTCGTGAACTTTTGAATTTGCCAGAACGTGAAGAAAGTGATGCAATGATTCAGCCAACTGCTAGACAGGCTGCAGACTCTAATGCAAACAATCAACAGAATAGAAGTCGTGATGCTCAACGTCAACAGGCTCAAGCAGACAACACTGCAACTACCGCTGGTAGAAATCCTAAAGGCGAAGGGAGACGCTCCTCCTAAAAAAGTGGTATAATAACAATTACATAACACTTTCATAAAAAGGGGCTATAATTAGTAGTATGAGTATTCAGAAGGCACATTTTGACATTGACGGAAATAATGTCCGTATCTCTATGCCTCTCACAAAAGTAGATGCAGAACGTAGAATCGTATCTGGATTTGCTACGCTTGATAACATTGACAAGCAAATGGATATCGTTACCCCAGAAGCATCACTATCAGCCTTCTCTAAATTCCGTGGTAATATTCGTGAAATGCACCAACCAAAAGCAATTGGAAAAATGGTAGCATTTAAGGAAGACAAGTATTTTGACCCAGAGACAAAGAAGTTCTATCAGGGCATTTATGTGTCAGCATATATTTCTAAGGGTGCACAAGATGCATGGGAAAAGGTAATTGATGGAACATATACAGGTTTCTCAATTGGCGGTAAGATGAATAAGTGGGATGACGCATATGATGAAAAAATGGATGCTGCTATCCGTGTTATTAAAGATTACGACCTGGTTGAATTATCATTGGTGGATAGTCCAGCAAATCAGTTTGCCAATATTCTTTCTGTCGAGAAGGTAGATGGAGTTGACACAATTACTGGCGATGGTACAGAAACGGTTCTAGAAAATGTATTTTGGGACAAAGAATCAGGATTGGTAACAATCACAGAAGATGAGACTGCAGTAAGTCCAATAAATGGAAATGCAATGCAAAATATAGGTTTTGTTGAGAAATCAGATAATGATAAACTTGACATGGTAAAGTTCTTAGTAGATAGTGCTAAAGGCATTAATACTTCTAAGACTATTAAAAAGGAGAATGATAACATGGCAGACGAAATCGTAAATGACGTAGTAGCCGATGTCGCTCCAGAGGCAGAAGTAGTTAACGCTCCTGCTACAGAAGAAGTTGTTGAAGAAACTCCAGTAGTTGAGCCAACACATGTAGAAGAAGTTGTAGAAGAGGTTGTACCAGGTTCAGAGGAAGTAATTGCCAAGGCAGTTAATGAACTAGGCACAACTGTTACAACAGCCTTTAGCGACATTGCAGCAATTGTAAAGTCTCTAGCAGATGCAAATGCATCACTAGTTTCTGAAGTTGCTGAACTAAAGAAGTCTCTTGGATTTGTTACTGCAAAAGTAACAGATGCAGAGTCAAACTTTGACAATCTTGGAAAGCGTATCGATGCTGTAGAAGCAGATACTGCTTTCCGCAAGTCTGGTGACCTCGGTGAGGTTATTCAGGAACCAATGCTGGTGGAAAAATCAGTATGGGGCGGAAGTTTCCTCACAACATCCGATTTACTAAAATAAATTCACTAGGAGGTGAAAAATAAAATGTCAGAAGAAATTATTAAAAATATGCCAATCGATTCTGGAACATCTGGTTCAGCAACAACTTTTCCAAATTCCCAGGGTTCTTTTGCTACACTAAACACAGGTGTGTCTGGAAATCAGGCTAACCGAGTTCTAGGTAACAATACAGTTGCATCATTTGGAGACTTGACTGGTCCTAACGCTGTTAATCCATCTTCTACTAGCAACCCAACCTATCCAGGTACTGGTATCCTACGCCCTGAACAGGCTAGACGATTTATCGACTATGTTTGGGATGCAACAACACTTGCAAATGATGGACGTAGAGTAACAATGCGAGCAAACTCAATGGAATTGGAGAAGATTAACGTGGGAGACCGTGTTATTCGTGCTGCAAGCCAGGGTGTTTCAGAATACAAGAATACTGGTGCGACATTCTCAAAGGTTGAACTAACAACTAAGAAGATTCGTCTAGACTGGGAAATCTCATCTGAGTCACTTGAAGATAACATTGAAGGTGCTGCTCTAGAAGACCACTTGGTTCGTCTAATGACTAATGCTTTTGGAAATGATATTGAGGACCTAGCCATTAATGGTGTCGGTTCAGGTGGAACTGATTTCACAAATATTATGACTGGATTCATTAAGCAGGTTACAAATAGCCCAAGCATCTATCCAGGAACTACAAACGCTGGTAGTGCTCACGAAGTAATCAACTCATCTTTGGTTGGAACCAATACAGCATTTACTGATTGGACAACTGAAAGAATGCAGCAACTTATATTGGCTATGCCTCGCAGATATCGTGCTATCACAAATGGACTAAAGTTCTATGCTGGTACAGATACATTTGCTAACATTGTTAAGAACAATGGAACTTACATCAACAACATCGGTTCTACCGAGGCTTCTCGTGGACAGTTCTGGTCTGGTGAAAGTCAGACTTTCGGTGGTGCTCGTCAGACTCGTGTTCTTGGTATTCCTGTTCTAGAAGTTCCTTATTACCCTGTTGGTTATGTAGACCTTACATTCCCACAGAACCGTATTTGGGGTTTCCAGAGAGATATCACTGTTAACCGTTTCTATGTTCCGAAGAAAGATACTGTAGAATATACAGTATTTGTTCGTTTCGGTATCGCATGGGAAGAGTTGGATGCAGTTGCATTCGCAGATGCTGCAGCAGAGGCATAATCTGTTTTAGCATTACCCTTTGAAAGGGGGTGGGGATTATTTTCTCCGCCTCCTTTCTACATTTATCTGGTATAATTAAATTAAATCTAGGAGGATTTGCTATGAACGAAAATAAAGAAACAACCCCAAAAATAAATAAAAGTGTCCCAACACTAGGATATAGTAGTAATGGCATTATGGGGTCAACAACCACAGAAGGTGAATATTCAAATTTTGAAAATGTTGAAATATCAGAAGGCTCCATGACTTTAAAAGTAGCATTATTTTCAACTAGAAATGTTTCTTCAGAAGGTTTTGGAAAAATTCATATTGGATATAATATTGTTAATAAAAGAAAAGCAGATTTTTGGTTGGAGCAACGTGGTATTAGATTGGCAACTCCAGAAGAAATAGCGGAGGCATTTGGCTAAATGGAAATATTGAGAGTTCCACCTTATCCAATTTCAACTAAATGGGATGTCCCTAGTGCTAATGCACCATATATTTTTGAAGTAGAAGATTTGGTAGACCACTCAATTGAACAGACTACTTTAACCTCAGACTCTAATAAACAGGTTACATATATTATTCCTAGAGCAAAAGCACAATATGACCGTGACTTTGCTATAAAAATTTATGATACAGACCTTTATGGTGAAATAGTTTTAGAAGATAATTTAACTGTTTATAGACCATATACAAATCCAAATCTTCTTGCTACTACAACAACAGATATTGAAGAGTATAAAAAATACGAAATTATTGCTCGTTCCATTATTGATACTTATCTTATGGAGGGTTCTGGAACTGGTGGAGCATTTTATAATCATAAACTAGTCATTCAGCGTACAGGAGAAGGTAATGATTATTTTCCTGTTTGGCATCCAATAAATCGTGTATTAAAAGTATATGAAAACAATGTTCTTGTTTATGACGCAGAAAATATACCTATAGGTATTTCCATTCAAAATGTAACTGTTGCTAATGGTCTTGTAACTTTAACTACAACAATTACTCATGGTCTACAAACTGGTCAATATATAACTATTTCAGGAGTTACTCCAACAAAATTTAATGGAACTTTTTATGTAAAAAATATTCCTACTTCTACAACTTTTAGTATTGACAATACAACTGTTGTTGCTGCAAATAATGAAGCAATTATTACTCGTGGGGGTGTTCAATCAATATGGGATTATAATTATCAACCAACACTTGATAACTCTGCAATTATGCAAACACAATTTGGTTTATATAATCGTATGGAACAAACACCACTAAATCTTCCAGGTGCTGTCGGAGATATTGGTTTTTATGGATACTATCCAATTGCATTTCCAAGAGGATACGACTATGTTTTTATTATTGATGCTGGATATAAGGCTATTCCACCAGATGTAGAAATCGCTAGTAAACTTTTAATTGAAGATATTAAGTGTGGAAATAATGATTACTACAATAGATTTGTAACTGAATATAGCACAGACCAATTTGACATTAAGTTTGCCCCACAATTCTTGGAGGGTACTGGCAACATGATTGTAGATAAAATCCTAAGTAATTATAAGGGTAATCTAATCAAGCCAGGATTACTATAATGGCTACTTGTGAAAAAACAGATTTATTTTATCCTAATTTAGCAGATGTGTATTATCCTATTGTTGAAACAGGTGCTTATGGAAATGTTCAAAAAACTTGGGTATTAGATAGAACAATTGCCATTGCAGTTAATCCAGCAGGTAGAAAATTTAAACAAGATATTCAAACAAATAATGCTAAATTAGATTTGGAAAATTCTGTTCTTGCTAGAACAAGGAATGATTTAACACAATCATCAACAGACACTTTATATTCAATGACTAATATTATTATTACAAATATTAGAGATAAAGATGGAAACCTTATTTACAATGAATCTTCTGGTCCAAGAAGTGGAAAAGCAACATTGTTTGAAATGCCAACCTTTAATCCGATTGTAGGTGCTTTTGGTAAAACAGAATACTATAAGTTAGTTTTGGCACGTTCTGAAAACCAAGCAATAGACCTATGACAATAAATGTTCAATTTAATGATAAAACTTTTTTAAAAGAAATGATGAATATTGTTGCATATTCTGAAGGATATTTAGAAGGAATTCACAAAGGCAAAACTGTTTTTTTACAAGAAATAGCAAAAGATGCCATTCAAATGTTCAAAGATTTTGTAGACCAAAATGCTAGAATAGACCCACAAATGTATCATCATATATATGAATGGTATCAGGTAGGTTCTCCAGATGCAAGACTATTTGATATAGAGTATTCTGCTTCTAATGGTGGATTAACTTTTAATGGAACACTTAGTCAATCAAAAACTGTACAACAAGGTTCTTATACCCCATTTTATGATAAAGCAGACGTAATGGAAAAGGGATTACCAGTTTTAATTAAACCAGTAAAATCATCTATTCTTACATTCACAATTAATGGTGAACAAGTCTTTACACCTAATGAAGTCATTGTAGAACACCCTGGTGGAACAAAAGTTGCTGGTGCTTTTGAACATATTTTTGACATGTTTTTTAAACAACATTTTACACAATCTGTACTTGAATCAACAGGTATTAAAGAGTATATGCAAAATTCTAAATTATATAAAGAAAATCTTTATGCTGCAAAAACTGGTGGCAAAGCAAAAGGAATAGAAATAGGGTATAATTGGATTACGAAAGTAGGTATATCTAATGTCTAAAACATCAATTTTAAATACCCCAGTATTGTGGGTAAATGCCTATCTTCAAGAAAAACTTCAAAGTCTTGGCTTTAGTACGCTTCCATTCTTTCCTTCATCACCATCAACAATCAATGATATTACAGAAACTTTTCCTGCTGGTGGAGTTATGGCTACCTATGACCGCATGATTAGGATGCGTAGAACACCATTTCCTCATATTAAATGTGAGCAATTACTATATTATTTCTATGCTACTGCTGAAAATTCAGTAATTAATATGGTAAAAATTACAGAACAAACCCTTAGATTAATGGACCGTGAAGATGAAACAGCAGAAGATTTAAATGATTGGTGTAGGCAAAAAGGCTCAATAGTTGTTGAAGGTGAGACAATTGAACCTAATTTTAAATTTGTTAATTTTAAGGTATTTCAATTACAAGAAACAAGAGATATCATTAATTTTGCTACTGCCAGAACTTATGCTGGTAATAAAATAATTATTTATTATGATTATATTATGCTAAATCAATAAAACACTGTTATAATTATATAGAGGAAACACCGCACCACAATTTATAAATGAAAGATGGTGAAATAAAATATGGCTAATTATCAAAGAGGAAATGCTAACAACATTGTTGTTGGTGCAGCCGCACTATTCGTAGGCGGTATTACTAACCTTGTAGATAGCACAGACTACAACCCAGCACTTAATGCTCCAGGTTTGGCAGTTGCAAAAGTTCCAGCATTCCAGGCAGGTACATCTTACAAAGATACACTTGCAAACGCAACAGCAGGACTATGGAGGAACGTAGGTTACACAAACAACGGTCTTGAACTAACATTCAACCCAACATTTGGTGACGTAACTGTTGACCAGTTGCTAGATGTTGCAAAATTGTATAAGTCAGGTATGCAGGTTACTCTAAAAACTTCTCTAGCAGAAGCAACTTTGGAAAACCTTTTGTTTGCACTTGCACAGCGTGGTTCTGTTGCTCGTTATGCAGTATCAAGTGCTATCACCCCTTCGGTGACTGTTACTTACACTGCAAACACAGCAACTGAGTCAGGAACTTATCTTGGTGCTGTAACAACAAACACAGATAACTACATTGATTTGTTCTCAGGAGACTTGGGAGACTACCCAGTTGAGCGTTCAATGATTGCAATTGGTGCTGCTACTGTTGGTACAGGTGCTTCGGGTAACACCCAGGGTGTCGGTATCGCAGACCAGACTGAGCGTGTATACATTGCTTATCGTGTTGTAAACATTGCTAACGTAACTCTTGCTGCAAAGCGTGACGCTGCAACAATGTTTGACGTTGAATTCCGTTTGCTGCCAGATGCAAACGGTGCTTACGGTAAAATCGTAGACCGCACTTACTAAAAACTGAATAACAACTGAATATCACTGAGACTGCCCTAGGGATTCCTGGGGCAGTTTCTTTTGGTATACTTATAGTATGCCTACTAAAATATATGATTCAACCATTATTAAAACAATAGATAATGAAGAGATTGAAATAATTCCATTAAAAATTCGGTATTTAAGAAAATTTATGGAACAATTTGATTTAGTTAAAACAGCAAAAGATGATGATGAAACCATTGCTTTGTTGGTTGCATGTGCAACAATAACAATGGAACAATACTATCCATCAATAAAAACCGTAGAAAATTTTGAAAATAAGTTTGATTTAAAAACAGTTTATAAAATATTAGATATAGCAGCAGGAATTAAAATAGAACAATCTAATCAAGAAACTGAAGATATGATGAATAATACTATTACTAATCAAGCAGTTCAAGAAGCATCAAGTTGGGATAGTTTAGATTTAGCAAAACTTGAAGCAGAAGTATTCTTATTGGGCATTTGGAAAGATTATCAACAACTAGAAACATCACTATCAATGCCTGAATTAATGATTACTCTTGAGCAAAAAAGAGAATTAGATTATCAAGAAAAGAAGTTTTTTGCAGCAATGCAAGGAGTTGACCTAGACCAATCAACTGGACAAAAAGAAGAAGACCCTTGGGAAGCCATGAAAGCCAGGGTAGCGGCTGCAACAAGCGGTATTGGTAATGGAGACCCTAATGATATTACAGCACTACAAGGACTTGCAGCACAAAGAGCAGGATTTGGTATTGGTATGGGTCTTGATTATGAAGTCGTTAATGGTTAGTTTATGCTATAATTATTAAATACAACCTATAGGAGGGTATTGATGGCAACTACCATTAACGAAACAACAGAAGTAACACTAATTGACGGTACTACTGTTTCTGTACGACCACTAAAGATTTCTCTTCTTCGACCATTTATGAAGAAGTTTGAGGCAATCTCAGCGGTAGCAGATGATAACGACAAGTCAATGAATTTGCTTATGGAATGTGTTCAAATTGCAATGCAGCAGTATGCACCAAATTTGGCTACAGACCTAAAAGCACTAGAGGATAACCTTGACCTTCTAACAGTTTACAAGATTGTTGAAGAGGCATCAGGTATCAAACTAAGCGACACATCGCTTATGGGTGGTTTAACTGCCTAAAAAGGAAGTGTAAATGAATGGCTGATATTCAATCTAATATAAAAGTAAATATTGATACATCTAATGCGTTAGAGCAAATCAAATTACTTCAGAGTCAGATATCAGCCTTTCATACACAAATGGGCAAAGGCGGTGCAGCGGCTGCTGCACAGGCTGCCCAACTTAGACAAAGTTTAATAAACGGAATTAATGCAACTGGCAAATTTAATGCCCAGATGACAACCGTTAAGACAAGTACCGAATATTTTACTCAGGCACTTGAAAAGAACAAACTCACAATGGGTGAGTATTTTAGATATGCTGGTGGAGCATCTAAAACATTTGGTAAATTATTTAAATCAGAATTCGATACCATTAACAAGGTTGCTCGTGAAAGAGTTAAAGACCTACAAACCCAATATATTAAAATGGGTCGTGACGCTAATGGTGCAATGCGAGCAATCAAGGTTCGTCCACTTATGCTTGACATGGATAACCTTGGAACTAAAACAGCAATTGCTGCTCAAAGACAACAACTATTAAACCAATTACTTAAGCAAGGTTCTACTAACATGCTTAACTTTGGTAAAAATACTCAATGGGCTGGTCGCCAACTTATGGTTGGTTTTACTGTTCCATTGATGATGATGAGTTCTGTCGCTATCAAATCTTTCAAAGAAATGGAAGAGGCTGTAGTTAAGTTTAAGAGAGTTTATGGAGACTTAAGCACAGGTAGTGAAGAAACTAATAAAATGGCAAACGAGATTAAACGTCTTGCCGAAAGTTTTACTCAATATGGTGTGGCAGTTAAAGATACAATGGACATGGCTGCCACCGCAGCAGCAACAGGTAAGATGGGTGCAGACCTTATTGCACAAGTTTCTTCTGCAACTAAACTTGCAGTTCTTGGTGGAGTAGACCAACAAAAGGCTTTAGAAACAACGATATCACTTACAAATGCTTTTGGATTATCTGCAGAAGACCTTGCCAAAAAGATTAACTTCCTTAACGCAGTAGAAAACCAAACAGTTCTATCTATCGATGATTTGACTACCGCTATTCCAAAGGCTGCTCCAGTTGTTAAACAACTTGGTGGTAGCGTAGAAGATTTGGCATTCTTCCTGACAGCCATGAAGGAAGGTGGAATCAATGCTTCAGAAGGTGCAAACGCACTTAAATCTGGTCTTGCATCCCTGATTAACCCTACAAATACTGCAAGTAAAATGCTTGCTGGTTTTGGTATTAACATCAAGGGTATCGTAAATGCAGATAAAGGAAATCTAAAAAAGACTGTTGTAGACTTTGCTTCTGCACTTGATAAACTTGACCCACTAAATCGTGCTCGTGCCATTGAGCAAATGTTTGGTAAGTTCCAATTTGCTCGTCTATCAACACTATTTAAAAACGTAGTTGACCAAGGTAGCCAAGCAGGAAAAGCATTAGAATTAACAAAGGCAACTAGTGAAGAACTTGCAATCTTATCAGAACGAGAATTGAAAAAAGTTTCAGATTCTCCACTATATAAATATCAAAAAGCAATTAAAGATTTTCAAAATTCTATGGCTCCAATTGGAGAACAATTCTTAAAAGCATTAACTCCGATTCTTAATTTTGTTAATGGAGTTCTCAAACAGTTTAATGGTCTTGGAGATGGAACAAAAACATTTGTTGTTGGACTGACTACAGCACTTGCAGGTATTGGTCCAATTGTTCTTATGGTTGTTGGTCTTATTGCAAACGGTATTGCAAACCTAATTAAACTATTTGCTAACTTTAAAGCATTCTTTAATGGAATGGGTAAATCTTCCAAGGACCTCGGTTCATCAACTAAGTACATGACTTCAGAACAGATTGAGGCTGCCGCAGTTGCTGCATCCCTTGACCAAGTTCATGGAAAACTTACACAAACATTTACATCAGAAGCAGAAGCAATTCAATTACTTGTAGCAGAATATCAAAAAGCAGCAAGAGCACAAGCAGTATTTAGTGAAACAGCAATGATTGGTGGCATGGGTGCTACAAGAAGATATGCTAGTGGTGGAATTATTCGTGGTCCTGGAACAGGAACTAGCGATTCCATTCTTGCAAGAGTTTCTGCTGGTGAAGCAGTTATTCCAGCCCAATCAGTATCTCAACATCCAGAACTTGTTAAAAATCTTATTTCTGGAAATGTTCCTACATTTGCTGGCGGATTCATTATGCCACCGAGCATGTGGCAACGTGAAATTGGTCCACAAACTCAAGCAGCCGCTTTAGCATCAGCAAAGAAAGCATTAGCGTTAGAGGCAATGCATCAAGAGGTTCTTTCTAGCAAGTATGCAAATATGGAAGCCATGAAACTTGGAACACAAATCATGCCAAGTGGAGGAAGTTCATTTATTACTCCTAGAATTGGTGGAATTTACCAACTTGCAAGTGGAGAGCAAGTATTTATTAAACCACAAATGAATCTGACATCCGCCCTTGCAGAATTGCGTGGAACACAGATTGCTCGTGAAGCACATGGATTAATTTCACCAGAACAAAAACTTCGTGTTATTTTTGACCCAACATGACCCAGAAGGTAAGAGAAAACTATTTGCACTTGAATCACCTCTAAATGAAAAAATTGCAAACCCATCAAGCACCTTTACTAGAAAAGAATATTTCAAACAACTAACTGCATCGCTTCTTCGTGGAGATAAAGACCTTCAGGCAGCAAACTTGGGTGGTTCTGTATTAGCAGATGTTGGTCCATCTGGTGTATTTGCTAGAGCAACTAGAAATACCGAAATGACTACTGCTATTCCGTCTATGGAAGAGCAAGCAATGATTAATCTACTTGGTGTCAAGGGTGGAGCAAAGAAATGGTTTGCACAAACAACCGCAGGTATTGCAAGAGAAATGTCTCCAGCAGAATACCATGCAGCAATGCTGGAAGAAATTAATAGTGTTCTTCCAAAATTAAAAGCAACAATTGCAAACATGGGATTGACAAATGCAGAAAGACCATACTATGAAGCAATGGTTGCTCGTCTAGAAAATGGAAGAGGTGTTGATTGGTCTAAGTTCCAACAAATTCATGCAAAGGTTCCAGGATTTGCTAATGGAATGATTTCTGGTCCTGGTACTGGAACATCTGATTCTATTTTGGCAAGGGTGTCTAATGGTGAAGCCATCATCCCTGCTAAATCAGTAGCAAAGAATCCAGGATTAGTAAGAGGACTTATTTCTGGAAATATTCCAGGATTTAGTACTGGATTTTTACCAGTTGGTGCTGCTGGAGAAGCATCACATGGCTCAATAGTTAATCCACAAAATCTACCATCATTCCTTCAAAAATTAATTGCATATGAACCAGCATTAGCCCAACTAAACACAGTACTTTATGAAACAACAAGGGATATTGATGGTGTTTTAGTTTTATCAAAGAGACTGACAACTTTGGGTTCAATTGCAAGTAGTCAATTTACAGAAGTTTATGCTGGTGGAGATGTTCACGCTGGAACAACAAAAATAGAACAAAGTAAAAGAAATAAAGCATATAACGTAATTCCATATGATGGTCCAAATGCTGTTGTAAATAGCACTGGACAATCAAGAATTCCTGGATTTGCAATGACTTTAGACGAATCAGTTGCTCATGGACAAGCAGCAGAAAGACTTTTGGCACAAATAGAAGCAGGAACTGCAAAAATATCACAAAATCTAATTCCTTCAATTGAAGAATTAGCAATGGAGGGAAGAAATTCTGCATTAATTTTAAGTAATGCCGCAACTGCAGATGAAGCAAGAATTCAATATGTTTTACAAAATACAAGATTGATGACAGCACAAGGTCTTATTGGTAAAGAGAATATGTCTATTGAACAAGCAGAAATAGAAACAGAACGTCAACTACAAATAATAAATCAAAAACTTATAAAAGCAAAAGCAGCAGGTGCAACTGCTCAAGAATTAGAAAATATTGCATTAATGGAATCTGGCGTTATGATGACAAGAAGATTTGGAACAGAGTATTCTGCAACACTATTATCTGACGCTTCAGCATTACATTTGAATAGAGATGCTGCAAGAGCAAAGGGTACAGAAGCAACTGAAAGTAATATGACAAGAAGACAGGCAAAACTTGCTGCTGGTGAAAAACCATCTAGAAGAGTTTTATCTAGACGTGGTGAGTGGTTTGATGATAGTAGGTATGGTGCAGCAAGAGGAAGAAATGCTCCACAAATTGCTTCTAGATATGAGGCTGCTGGTTATGCTGTAAGAACAACACCAGATGTTGTAATTAAAAATGCAGAAGAAGATTCTCAAACATATCTACAAAGAGTTAGAAGAAATATAGCAAAACCTATTAATGATTTCTATAAGATGATTATTAGTGTTAGTAGACACAGCCCACATCCAGAAGCACCAATTAATGGTGAGCAGGATTCTGTAGCCTACAATACTGCAAGAAGAGCAGCAAATGCTGAATTTAATGTTACTGAAGCAGAAGCAGCAAGAGCCATGAATATGTCTATGGCAGCAATCGCTGCCGAAGGCGGAGAAGCGGAAGGTATTGCTCATGCAGAAGCAAGAACTGCTGCCGCTCTTGCCGAAAATGCAGAACTTTTAGCAATTCGTGAACAAGGTGCTGCTGCAGAATTGGCAGCAAGTGAAGGATTTGTTGGTAGACGTGCAGCAAGACTAGCAGAACGAGAAGCAGCAGGACAAAAGAATAGATTGTCTACACTATTCGCTCCTCGTCAGCCTAAATTTACAGAAGATTTTAAACCACAAACAAGAGCAGAGGCAAAAGAATTTGCAAAGTGGCAATCAAAACAGGGTGCAAGAACTGGTGGCATGGGTGGCAGAGGCATGGGAGCAATGATGGCTCTATCAATGCTACCTATGATGGCTACAATGATTCCAGGAGACATTGGTAAAGCGGCTCAAGATAACATGATGCCATTGATGGCTTTGTCTATGCTACCAATGTTGGGTGCTAAATTAGGTGGAATTGTTGCTGTATTTGGTTTACTTGCAGCATCAATTATGAGTTTTATTAATGCAGTGAATGACGCAAGAGATAAAGCATTAGAACTTGCAAAATCAACTGGAACTAGTTCTGAAGCCCTGATAAGTCTTTCAAAATCTGCTGGTAGAGTAACTGCTGGTGAAGTTATGGATAGACGAAGGGCTGAACAAAATGGTGTATTGGCTATTCAACCAGGACAACATACTTTTGGTGAAAGTTTTGTTCAAAGTGAAACAGGAAAATCATTAATTCAATCTATTAATGAAAATACTAAACAAAATGGTTTTGCTTTTGCCGCAGAACAATTAACAAAACAAATGGAAGCAGCAGTAATGAGTGGTGCTATGTCTATGGCACAGGCTCGTTCTGCAGTTGCAGCAATCTCT